TGGCTGCGCCATGTATGCTTGGGCTGCTTGGACTCGGCAATCTTTTGGCATGCTGGCTAACTACATCTTGCTCACTGCAATAGATACTTTGGGACTAGTCAGACTGTTGACCCAATAAAAAAGCCCCTTTCGGGGCTTTTTATTTTTGTGCAGGCTTGCGACCTCGGGGCTGTTTAGCCGCTGTAGTTGCAGTAGGTTTGGTAGTTGGTTTTGCTACTGGCTTGGCTCTGGGCTTACGAGCAGGCGGCGCAGTGGCTTCAACTCGCTGGTTGGTAGGTTTACCAACTTCGGCAGGTGTGGCCACAACAGGTGCGGCCTCCATCACTGTGGCTACCTGAACAGGTGCTTCTGTTTTGTAGGGCACAGCTTCTGGCTGTACTGCTGGCGCCTGTGCCGCAGAGCTGGGGGTTTTAAACCAATCAAAAATTGCTTTTAGCATAAAGTTCTCCTATACAGTATTTACTATCAACACAGCCAATGGATTTAAAATTAGTGAACGATCACTAAAGTGCTGAAAATATGTTGCAGTGCAACAAAGTTATCATATATAATAGTACATAGGACGCTGGATAGGCCGGGTCCTGTAGCAAACTCGCTTAAATTAGGAGAAACATATGTTTACAGCAGACGCAATCATCGACACCGTTCAAACCGGTAAAAAGACTTTTGTCAACACATTCGTCACAAACGAAACTGTCAAAGAATCAATGATCAAGTTCATTGACGCTCAAGCCGACTACACCAAGAAGGCAGCCAAAGTTGGAATGGACACATTCACCACTCTCAGCACTGAGATGGTCAAGGCCAACCAAGAAGCCATGAAATTTGACTACACCAAATTTGGTGAAGGCATCATGAAAGCTTACACAGCTACCACATCCAAAAAGTAATACTCAAGTATTACATTTCGGAGCCCCGCAAGGGGCTTTTCTTTTGGTTGACTCGAAATTGCCAATTTGCTATAATACACACATACTCAGCAACACAGAGTCCGAAATGAATCTAACCAAATTCAGCAAAGATCGCATGAAGCTCTCGGCCAGTCGTTGGTCGGTGCCCCGCGACTATTTTGATCCCTTGTACAATCACTTGGTGCATGCATATCCACCTGGCAGTTTTTGGTCAGCGGTGTTGAGCAATGACTTCATTAGAGCAATCCAATGCAGTCATCCCAGCAACACTATAGAAGCCTTGAAACACACTGTGGGCTGGATTCAGGATAGTTTTCCCGAGCAAAGCTACGGCAGTGCCTACCGAGTTCAGACCTGGCAGGATCTTACCAGCCACGAACGCAGGATCATACTAGAGTCTATGGACCTAATCTACTCAGAACAGGACGAAGTCATGATGGCGCTAAAAGGTACAAAAACCCACGAACCCATGCTGTACTGATTGACCAATAAATCTCATTTTGCTATAATTACACTATTATGAAGCCTATATCTTTTGTACTGCAACCGTTACGTCAGCGTCGACATCAAGCACTGTTTGATTCGGACCTGCCGTTTCGTGGCCGTGTGGAACAGCCCAAGACAGTGTACAAGCGCAAGCCCAAACACAAAAAACAGGAGCAAGAATGACTGAATCTAAATTAGATGGACGCTCCTCTGTTGAGGTGGAGCTGGACCGTGAAGAATGGTATCAGCTTATGATGTTGGCACATGAACGCGACATCACCTTGAATCAGTTGGTGGAAAAGATCTTGCGTGACTTTATCCAGGAGCACCACAATGGCACATTCTCTGAAACTACCGTATAAACGCAACAACCCACGTTCGGTACGTGGTGCTCGCAAGCGCGGCTGGCACGTGGTCGACGTTGACCTTCGCAAGTTGTCAGGCGAGCGTGATGTCAGTTGGATGGCATTGTGTATCTGGATTGATCGCGGTCCCTGTGGTTATTGGGTTGCCAGTCATTGGCTCCGACAGTTTGCATTTGAGTCCGGTGCAGATGCAGTGGCATTCAAATTGAAATGGGCATGACATGAAAAAGTTGATTTTTGCATTGTTTGCGATTCCTGTGCTGGCCACAGCACAAGACACTTGTCAATTGACCAGCCGAACTGATACCCAGGCTACCACTGTGCTACGACAGGTCATGGTACTGGAACAAACAATCACTCGAGAACAGTACGGCTGGCAAAGATGCCGTGCCCGAGTGCAAGCGCAGGCTGACAACACAGTATACACCGGAGAAGGCAGTTTTAGCTGGGCCGACGGACGCAGTATGGAAGAAAGTTGCGGAATGGCTCAACAACGGGCCAAAGATTCGATCCTGGAACAACTGGGTAGTCTGCAGATCAGCAGTCGCAAGGCCATGGTGTGCAACGACGGCGTCATAGCCGAACCCGGCACCCCCGAAGTCAAAACAAAGTTTGCTGTGGGATATGTGGCTCCGCGCCATGAGTTTCCGGTGTACAATCATGGACGCAGAACATTCAGTCACAGTCGCCATCCTGGCAGTACTTGTCTGCACTTTACAAATCAAGTGAACGCCATTGGCGGTACCATTTGCCAGACCAGCCAAAACCTTTGGGTAGTGGTTGACATCATTAACCCTTATCGTGTAAAATAACACATCTTAACTTTTTGAAAGACAACCATGCGTAAACTTTTGATCCTGCTTCCTGTTGTGGCTCTTGTGGCTGCTTGCAGTTCGTCCCCCAAAGAAACCTATGACCGCAGAGCCTATGAGGCCGAGCAAAAGCGTGAACAGTATGCAGAACGGGCAGTTGACAAAGCACCAAAATGGATGACTGAGTTGCCCAAATCCAATGCCGCAGTTTATGCCAACGGTACAGCAGTCAGCGGCGACTTCTCAATGGCAGATGAAAAAGCCAAGACCATTGCGTTTGGTAAAATCTGTATGGCAGCCGGTGGTGAAGTAGACAAGAACAGCCGAATGTTTCGGGCAGATGTGGGCGAGCAAAGTGTGGAAAACAGTTCAATTGCAATTCGCTCCATGTGCCGAACTGTGGACGTAACCGGTGCTGAAGTGGTAGAGATTCGACGTCTAGCAGAAGGCAGTCGTTTCCGTAGTTATGTGCTGATAGCATTGCCCACTGGCACAGCCAATCCTATGCAACAACGCCGAGATCAAAATCGAGCACAGCGAGCAGTACAGGCACAGAGTGATGCGGCATTCCGTGAACTGGACACAAGACCAAAACGTCAGGATTAACTACCCATAAATAAAAGCGGTGCTAAAAACACCGCTTTTTCTCTTTTATGAACATGCCATTAGACACAACTCAATCAGACCAAAATCATTCACAAGCACTTGCCGATAACGGTATGTATGTTTTTATGGGCGAAGTAGACCATGAAAGTATAAAGCCCATAATTGAATGGATTTTGCACGAAAACTTTGTGGCAAAGAAAAAGCGCAAAGAACTTTTGCTAATGATCTGTAGTGAAGGCGGAGACATGAGCGCGGCATTTGCACTGATTGATGTGATGCGTAGTTCCAACATCTTTATAAAGACTGTGGGACTGGGTCAGATTGCCAGTGCCGGATTGTTGATCTTTTTGGCAGGATCTCCGGGACGCAGAACGCTAACACCCAACACTTCAATCATGAGTCACCAGTATGCCTGGGGCAGTGATGGAAAACATCACGAACTGTTGGCCACAATTAAAGAGTTTGAACTCACACAACGCCGCATGGTCAATCACTACACGACTTGTACAGGGCTAAGTGAAGATGAAATCAAGCAACACCTGTTGCCACCGCATGATGTTTATCTAGGTGCGGATGATGCCTTGCGTTTGGGCATCTGTGATCACATCAGCCAATTGTCCCGCTAGGCTCAGCCAGCCCAAACAGCATATAGGCCAGCGTCTGAGTTGTAGTTACTGCCGTATACTCGGCTCAATTTTGTTTTGACCGCTGCTTCCAGCTCGGTACCAGTGGCGTTGGGACGTACATCAAACGCAAAATATTTGTCGCCGCTGGGGCCAGTGCCAATATGATCACCGCCTAATTGGCCCATAATGATATCAATGTTTTTTTCGACTTTAGCAGGAGATGTTCTATCCCATCCACGTTCACTAGCATCCAATTCGGTTTCGTCCAGTGATACCCAGCCCTTCATTTCAACACCAGGAATGCTGGCCAAGCTGACCCAGTTGCGTCTGCCACCAGGTGTTTGACTTGTGCCTGCCAACAATGGGCGCTTGAGAATTGTGAGCACAATGCCGTACAGGGCTTTGGCCAGGCTCATGCCACGATAGTCTTCGTCCACAGTGATAGTGCTGACTTGTACTGCTCTCTGCAATGGGAAGTAACTGACACCCTCTACTGACAGTTTGCCAATCAGTTGTCCTGGTGCTGTAAGACCTGCTTCTTGAAATTGCCAATTTCTTACTCTGCGTTGGTAAGCCCAACTGTCTTCACGTCTACTCTTGACCGGTTTGGGAGTTGCACCTTGAGCTTTTTGTGCAAGGTAATCTGCACCTTTTGGATCCCACAATTTGATGGTAATATCGCCATAGCCGCCTTGGCTAATGCTGTAGATTAATCCACTGCCGCCAGGCAATTTACGAACTTGCTTGCCGGTAGTTTTGTCGCTGAGACTTTCTTTGCCACCGGTGTATGCGCCTGGGCTCAGTCTTTCAATTTCTTGTACAAATTCATGCGATCTCATGTTAGATCTTTGCTCTTCGTCCCAGTACTTCGGGACTCATGTTGGGTTGTGCCCCAGACTTGGCGGTTCGTGCGCCGGGTCCTTTGAGTCTTGGCGTTTGTGTTACTGCATCAAGATCAGCTGTTTCTTTGTCGCTGTCAAAGTTGTTTTTGCCAACCGACGCTTTTTTAGAGCTGCCAACTTCGATGTTGGCTTTTTCTTTGCCCGGGCTAATCTCCACGCTGAGTTTGCCTTTCTTGGGATCAGAAGCTGACCCTTTGGTCTTGAGCTTGACCTCGCCCTTGAGTTTGGCTGGCCAAAATGCTTCAGTCACTAGCTTGCCGCCTTTGACGTTGGTGTATAATTGCACAAAGTTGTAGCCCAGACTTTCAATCAAGGCCTCACGCAAATTGGGCACAGCAGAACCCTTGTTCACAGCGTTGATAATATCGGTGGTCACAGCATACCAGGCCTTGCCACCGTCACTGTTGTCTGACTTTTCAACTTTGTCAGTGAGACGTTTGTTGAATACCGACATGATGTTTTTGGGCACGGGCTTGTTTGATTTTACTGTGGTCTCTAGTTGAGCAATCAGTTCGTCACTGAATGGCAACAGCGGTGAATATTGAACTGGCACGTTATTGGGATTGATTTCGTACATGGCATTCAGCATCTTGAACGGCTGTGCAAATGTGCTTATACCTGTGTCCTGTGCAGTGTCCAGGAACTCAGCAGCTTCGGGATACTTGTCGCGGAGGTCATTGGGTAGTTTGAGCGATGTCAAACTGGGTGGTGCACCTTTGCCTGCAGCCTTGCTGGAAATCTTGATACTATGACCAGTTTGGTCGTTGGTAACACTAAAGCTGTCGGCCAGGGGATTGCTGACATTCTTTGGGAAATATATGATCATGGATCCAAGATCAGTGCCAATGAAGTTGTCAAAGTCTTGTCGGTTGCCTTGTTTGAACGGCACGATTCCAGCCACTAGGCCCAGCACTCCTAAATATTCGGAAGCATATAATTCTATGGCTTTGATTTCTTGTGCAGATAATCCTGCTGGTATAGTAGGAACCACACCTTGAGTAATCTGTTTGGCCATTGCTACCACAGCTTGGCCCACTTTGCCCAATGTTTTTATTTGCGGGCTTTTGGCAATGGCATCATACATGTCCATGGCCGGAAATCCTCCAGCCGCCATAATGGATTCAATGCTGTTGCCCATGTCTTTGACATCAGTGTCTTCAGACCCAAAAACATCCGAACCTTTGATTTTGATTCCTTCTGCTTCTTTACTGCCAAATTCTACTGTTTTTAATAATTCATTATTTTTTATAGTGTCCCCATCGGTGGTGGTCAGTACAATAGGTTTTGTCATGCCTTGCGATAACCAGCTTCTGACATTGGGTGCTTCAGCGGGGTTAATGGTCACTTCGCCACCGCCGGCTTTTTCAATTGCAGTAAACGGGCTTGAGTTGATGACTTTCCAGAGAAACAGCTCTTGTCTGGTCATCAATTGCCCTGTTGTGGGATTTTTGACTGCGGACATCTTTTTTGCAGGTATTTCGGCAGCGGCCAAAGCAGCTTCAGTTAGTACGTTATCGATTAAATTGAGTAGGTCTCTCATTGTGCTTTCCAGAAAATTATAGTATACTTATCAAAGTGCATTACTTAACACAGGAGAATTTATGCCCAGTTTGATCCCCATGGTTGTTGAACAAACCTCAAAAGGCGAACGCAGTTATGACATCTACAGTCGCTTGCTCAAAGACCGTATCATCATGTTGGACACAGATGTCAACGAACACAGTGCCAGCTTGATTGTGAGTCAAATGCTGTACCTCGAAAGTGAAGACTCTGACAAGGATATTTCGCTATATATAAACAGTCCAGGCGGACTTGTTACTGCCGGGCTTGCAATCTACGATACCATGCAGTTTATCAAACCCGATGTTCATACCATTGTTATTGGCCAAGCTGCCAGCATGGGCAGTTTTTTGGCACAGGCAGGCGCACCTGGCAAACGTTTTGTGTTGCCCGAAAGCCGTACCATGATTCACCGCGTTAGTTCAGGTACCCCCAGCACACGTGGATCAATCCATGTGCAAGAACTTGAGTTTGAAGATGCTCGTAGAACCTTTGAAGAAAGCAAGCGTATCAATCAGCGTCTTACTGAGCTGTATGTCAAGCACAACACCACAGGCAAGACCTATGACGAACTGTTTGAAGCCATGAAGTTTGACACGTTCCTTAGTGCTGAACAAGCAGTGGCGTTTGGCCTAGCAGATAAAGTTGTGGAGAAACGTGTCTAACGCCGGCGTATTCTGCAATACACCGTGGTACGAGCTGCACATCTATTGGGATGGCAGCTTGGGCATCTGCTGCCAAGAAGCTCACAAACTGTACACAGATCACAGCTACAACATTGCCACCATGACCATTGCAGAATGGTTTAATTCAGAACCAGTGCGTGATTTTAGACAACGTATACTGAAAGATTCCAGACTGAGTGAATGTCGTCGTTGCTATACTGAAGAAGATTCTGGAGGCAACAGCCGTCGACACAAATCCAATCAAAAGAGTGTGATTTTTAATCAGGCGTTCAAATACAGTTTTGAACAAAGTCCGAGTCGCGAGCACTTTGATGAGTCGGGATTTACTTCTACACAACCTATAGACATACACATTGACCTTGGAAACTACTGCAACTTGGCCTGTAAAATGTGTAATGCGCAGGCCTCAAGCCGTATTGCTGTACAAGAAGTCAAATGGGGCATGCAATCTAGCCAACAGTTTGTGAGATCAGATTGGACACTTGATACTACAGTGTGGAACAATTTCAAACAACAATTGTTAGCTATACCCGGCCTTAACAACATTCATTTCATGGGCGGTGAAACACTGCTGACTGATCGATTTGAAGATATTGTGGATACCTTGATCGCACATCAGAGATTCGAAACGTGTTTTAGTTTTGTAACCAACGGTACTGTGTTCCGTTCCGAGTTATTGGCCAAACTATCTAAATTTCGTCGTGTGGGCATAGAAGTCAGCATAGAGACTGTGGATGATCACAACACATATCAACGGCAAGGCACTGATACTGCACAAGTTTTGCGCAACATTGATCATTATTTGGAGGTATGTAATGGCACCAATATCACAGTGTCGTTGCGCCCAGCCATCAGTGCATTGACCATTGGCTACTATGCTGGTCTGCTGAAGTATGCTTTGCAGAATAAATTGACAGTGAAAGGGCTACAAGTCAACACCCCACGATTTTTAGATGCAACGGTATTGCCTCAGGAAGTGAAACAGCAGTACATAGTACAATATCACAACATATTGCAGGATCTTGATTCAGTTAACATGGTCCTGGATTACAATGCCAGTGACCCCAACAATTATCAGTTGGTTGTCAAGCAACAAGCACAAATGTGTATAAACATGTTATCACAGCCAGCACCACATGATGTGGAGCAACTGCGTGACCAACTTGTGAAACATTGCAAAAAGTGGGACAAGATTTATCACCTTGATGCCAGACAGTTGTATCCTGAGCTGACCGCGGTATGGGATCAGTATGGTTACTGAGTATCTAGTACAGGCAGCAGTGACGCTGATCCCAAAAATTGGAGTTACTGCCCCCGAAGTACGTATATCAGTGCCAGGATATTCTGTCACACATGTACTACAGCAAACTGAAAAAATACAGCTGGAATTTGTTGCAGACTCGGGATGGTTGGAAATTGAGTTTTACAACAAACCTGACCTAGATCATAGCATGGCTGTGATAGTGGACAGTATTGAATTTTTTGGAATATCAGATCCCAAATTTGTATGGCATGGTGTGTATAGCCCTAAGTATCCCGAACCATGGCACAGTCAGCAACAACCACTACCAGCAGCGGCACTACCTGCTTGTAATTACATGGGATGGAACGGTTCTTGGCGTCTGAATTTTGATGTTCCTGTATTTAGATGGATGCATCGCATACAGGATTTGGGCTGGATTTATCAATGATCCCAGGTGCCACTGCGAGCCCGGCTTTGATATCTAGCTTCGCCTATGTCCTGTAAAAAATCCCAGATGGCTGTAAAAAACTGTTTCATATCAAGCCTCCGCAATTCATTCTAGAATACTGACGCTCTAGATATTCCACTTCGGCTACAGAAGTAGGACGGTGTGCAGATATGTACTGCTCTAAATTAGACTGATAGTTAGGGGAGAACAGTTGGGTAAACTGTCGTAAAATGGCGTTGAACATGGTGTGTTTTTCCTTCTCAGTATTTACCATGAGACTCATGGTTTCTACTAATAAAGTATTACTTTTTGCCCAGAACTTTTTGGTTGACTAAAATTAGCCAATTTGCTATAATATACACATAGACAGCAACAAACAGGAGTTCAAAATGGCATACGTTTCCCAGGACATGAAGGCAAAATTGGCACCTACTATCAAGGCAATCTGCAAAAAGTACGGCATCAAAGCCAGTATTGCAGTGCGCCATCACAGCACCTTGGTGCTGAACATACGCCAAGGCAGCATTGACTTCATTGAAAACTACATCGAAACAGATGCTGCCAAGCACTACGGCAACAAGATGTCTGAGGACCAAGTTGCTTATATCCGCAAGAATCGTAGCCTGGATGTGAACACTTATTGGGCTCATGAACACTACAGCGGCAAGGCTAATCTGTTCCTGATGGAAATGATTGCGGCCATGAAAGGTCCAGACTTCTTTGACCATTCAGATGCCCAAACTGATTACTTCCATCGCTCACACTATATCGACATCAACATTGGCACATGGGACAAACCCTACGCCTTGGAGAAATAAAATGAAACTGTACAACATTACTTGGACTCAAAAATATTCAACCTGGCCTGTGGAAGATCTTGCCGCGGCCCGCGAAGTGTTGGCAAGGATCATGGCAAAATGAACGAACGAATCAAAGAACTTGCTAAAGAGGCTGCAAGAGAAATGAACGAAACTGGGACTTATTCAGAACCCAAATTCCAGGAAAAGTTCGCCGAGTTGATTGTAGAAGAATGCGCTACAGTGATTGAACGAAATCTATTTCAAGGCATAGGTTGGAACACCAGCCGGGCAGTCAGACGCCATTTTGGCATTGAGGACGAAGAATGAAATGGTTTGCTGAAACAACTGATTGGAAAGATTCTGTGCCTAACGGCATTTACTTGCTGGACGACTCCAAGACCAAGATGTATGCTTTCCGCTCACATGCAGGGCAAGGTGAAATCCGGACGTTTAAAAATCCCATCAGGATTGACGTGCGTGGTCGCAAGTTTGTGATCAATCCTGTACAGTTTAAAACTGGGCTGAAAGAGCCCGAGCCCGAAGGTCGTACATGGGTTGTGAAAGGTAGCAAAGGCGATGAATACACGATCACAGAGCACAGTGGAAATCTATCATGCACATGTAGCGGATTCCGATTCCGTGGCGACTGTAAGCACGTCAAAGACTCAAGTATTCGTCAAGCGGTTTGATGGCATAGACTCAGCTGGTTGGCACGAAATAATTGAGTGGTGTCAAGATAAGCTGTATCGAGATGGATACCGCGAACAAAATTGGAGCGTGAATTATCCCAGTTTTTACTTTACAGATGAGCGTGAATATACCTTGTTCCTGTTGAGGTGGTCAAAATGAATTCAAAGCAACGACGAGCAGATCGCAAAGAGTGGCGCTATGAGGTCACCATTGATGAAGGAAAATCCTTTGCGGATTATGACGCCATGTTTGATTGGTGTGTCACCAACTTTGGAAATGGTCGGGGTATCAAGCGCAACGGTTGGCGCGAAAAACACGGCCATTTTGGCACTTGTTGGCAATTCAGCAATTCCGGCAAGGCCATAGCATTTGCACTGAAGTGGAAATAACCGTTATAAGTACTTGATGAAATTTGATTCCAAAGTTATTCCTGACTTTTTGAGTGACCAAGAACTTGCCTTGATTGAACAAGTGGTCGAAGCCAATCGATCAGAAGCCAACACCTACTACGATACCACGCACAACTCAGGTCACAATGCTGTGACCCACAGCATTCACCTAAATCATCCGCCTTATCGTGATATAGCCAACATCTTGATTCCCAAGTTTGCACAACATTTTGGCCAAGATGTCAGACTGGACACTGCTCATATTTTGAATGCTTATGTACCTTATGGTATTCACACAGATGTCATGAGTGCTGGATTTGATCCCAGTGGTACCAGAGACGCTGCTTGGACCTTTATTATTCCCCTGGACAACTATGATTCCAGCACCTTGGTATTTGCCCAACAACACGACACCATCAAGACTCTGGATCGCTGGATTGCTGAAACCGGGGCCGAGCCCCACGATATCGATGACGAACTACATCAGAGATATTTGACTCACGTGGATCGACTGGATTTAAGGTATCTGGACGTGGAGGATATTTTTCCCTGGCGCAAGGGCAGTTTGTTTGCAGCATCCAGACGAAAGTTTCACACCAGCGATGACTTTCCGTCTCGTGGACTCCGGGTGAAACGTGCCATTGTTATTTGGTCAACTGTTTCAAAGTAATTTGTCCATAATAGTTGGCTTTATCACAATATTATTGTACAATAGTCACATGCTGTAGAGAACAGCATCTTTTTAACTTAGGAGATTATTATGCGTTTCAATGAAGACACCAAAACTTTCAAACTGTTTACAGCCTTGCGTACCGGCGAAGCTATTACCCCTGCTGCCGCTGCCAAGCGTTTCGGCATCAAGAACATCAGTGCTGAAGTCAGCCGCGTTCGTCAAGGTGGTTTTGCAGTATATGCTAACACCCGTGTGGCCGGCAATGGCGTGCGTGTGACCGAGTACCAAATGGGCAAGCCAAGCCGCAAGCTGATTGCTGCTGGCTACAAGGCCATGTCTTTGGGCTTGGTTGACTAATCAGTACTTGGTACTGCCAAAAAGCCCGCTAATGGCGGGTTTTTTATTGACCAGTTATTGTGTATCGTGTACAATACACATGTAAAGGAGATAGTATGTTGTTGAAACTACTGGAAAAAATGGGCCGGAAACGCATCGTGTATGATCGTGTGGACAACGAGCCCTACCTAGAACGCTACTACCTGTTTCTCAAAGAACGAAAGCGTTTCCCCTTCAATGTGTTCTTGCACAAGTTCCTGAAATCTGATCCTGATGATGTACACGACCATCCTTGGCCTTTTGCTACCTTGATCCTTCAAGGTGGTTACTGGGAATGGCGTCCACAGTTCAATGCACAAGGTCAAAAAATTGGCGAAGTTGCCCGTTGGTGCGGCCCCGGTAGCTTTAGAACTGCCAGTGCTACCACATACCATCGCATTGAACTGGACCCTGCGGTGACTTGCTGGACCTTGTTCATGCCTGGACCCAAGCAACGAGACTGGGGTTTCTTGGTTCGAAACGTGTGGGTGCAGTGGGAACAATATTTGAAACAAAGGAAAGCAACATGAAATGGTTCAAGCGTTGGTTTGCCAACAAGTGCCGAGAGGCCTGGGAAGAGTCTAGAGATATGCCCGAAGAGGTGTATGCCACCAAATCAAGCAATCGACTAGTGTCTCGCAGTGACATAGACTCAGAGGACGGGCTAAGTATCACTGTGCGATCAGCCATTGGTGGCCGTATTGTGACGTTCAGACACTATGACCGTAAAACAGACCGTAACAATCATCGCCTGTACATTGTGCCGGAAGATCAGGATTTTGAACGAGAACTGGGCAAGATGATCACATTGGAAAGCATGCGAGGTTGAACATGGAATATTTCTTGGTATTTGTGGCAGGTATGGCAGCATCCATGATGCTGTTGCGTTGGACAATCAATCGTGCTATTGATCGCATGTTGGAACGCATGGACCGTGAAGACGAAGAGGACACTGTGGCCTCAGACGCTGAAAAAATGGAACTCAGAGTTGAGTTTGACAACAATCTCTATTTCTGTTACAATATTACTGATGGTGCATTTGTGTGCCAAGGTAAAAATTTAGCAGAGATACAGTCAAACTTTTGCAGCCGATTTCCCAACATCAATGCAGTCATAGT